GGTCTCTGACATCTCAGCTTTCTTTCGATCCTCTTCAGCTTTCTTCAGACCATTGAGATCCGTTCGTAGCTTGTGAGCTTCGTCGTTGGCTGAGCGTCTGTCTGAGATCTCTCGATTCAGTCTGGCTTTGAGGTCTTCAACGCTCATGTTGGCGAATTCATCGGCAGGAGGAGTTTGCTTACCTTGCTCACCCTGCTTGTTCTGATCGTCGGTAGCTCCTGCCGGAGGAGTTTGCTTGTTCTGATCTTCCGTAGACATACTGTTATCTCTCCTGGAGACGTAATCGGTACAGCTCTCGACAGACACCTGGTCGGTCTCATGCTATGGCCTTATTATGCCCTCAAATCTACAGGAGTTGTCACACATTGGTGAATCTACTTTTTAAGTTTTGGTACCAGAGATATAATCGGCACACCTTTCTCGGAGAGTGTAGTTCCTACCACGACATATCCCTGTGACGGAAGAGCGATCTCTCCTAGTATACTAGCTGTATTTTTATACAGATTCTTCTCACTAATTCCGTACCCGTTTCTTGGACTGATACCCTCAACAGGAATGGCAGGAGACCCTTCAGGAAGATATATCTTGTACATGACACCCTCAGTTCTCCCTGCAGATTTGAGCTTGTCGTCGTACTCAGCATTTCTCATATACCCGCTAGCTGTTGTACTCGACAGAGAAGTACTTAAGACAGGCTGAGAGACTTCCTTCACCTTTCCTTCGTTGAAAGATTGTAACTGTTCAGGTGTGATATTGACGCCATGATACACGACAAAGTTTTCTGGAGCTGTGTACTTATCCATCATATCGTCGAGGGTCTTTTTCATCTCTGGATCTTCGGATACCTTTTTGTATCCGTCCCATCCCTGAATCTCCTTAACTACTTCTCTCTCTTTAGACGTTGCTGGACCTTGTACCTTTTCCCACTCCAAGAGATACTTCTCCTGATCTAGTCTACCTGTCTCTTTCTGGTCCCAACCAGAATACGGCATCTTAGTACCTTCGAATGTCTTTTGACCTTTCTCCCTCCATACGTCTTCTGTCCTGTTGTTGAAGTCTTGCTTATAGCTGTCAAGATTGTCTGGCACCTTCACACTAATGTCGTTAGGATCCTGCCGTTCACTAGCAACCTGCTTAGCGTCTTCAAGAGACCGCTCTCTTCGCCCTCCACCCCATCTCTCTGACTCGGTTCTAGCTACGAGGTCTGTGAGTGTGATCTCTTTGTTCGAGTAGGCTTCGTACTTAGCGTCTCCAAGGACTTCTTTCTTGTAGTCCTCGTCTTGATTCTCAAACCAAGCTTTGCCGTCGGGCACCTTACTCTCGATACCTTTGACCTTCGGTACGAGCGTCCCACGGCAGTTTGGATGAGTCTCGAAATCTGTCTCCAGGGAATAGAACTTTCCACACTCTTCAATGCATATGACGCAGGTGAGGTCATCTAGGGTCTCGAGCCTCTCCCACCCTTCTACCACGTCGTCATTCGCTCGATAGCTGTCAAGGGTAGCACCACGGTACGAGCGTAATTGCTCTGTACGCGCTACTGTGAGTGCTCTCGTGAGGTTGCCACCAAAGTCTTCTCTCAGCAGTTTTGCTGTGGTTCTTGGGTTGTCTCCACGCACTATTGAAGTGGCAAGAGTCTGCTTGGCTCTCTCAGCATACTGAGAACCTAAGTTGTCGAACAGATCTTTGAGAGGAGACCCATCTTGGAGAGTCCCTATATACCGCTCTAGTGATTCCTTCGGTACGCGATTCCAGTTCCCAGCAACAGTAGCTTGACGCTTTGGTAGGTTGTCAAACGCTGACAGAACTGTGTCTTTTGACGCGTCTAACGCCATTCCTACAGCAGTCTCTTGTGCAGCCGTCACACTGGAAGTGTTGAAGCTTGAGAATCGCTTCATCTGCTCGTCAATCTGACGCAACAGTTCTTTATATCGCTTCTCCCTCTGGAGCCAATTCTCACTGATCTCAACTCCACTTGCCCTAGCTTCTGCTATGACGTTTTGGAGTGTAGCCAGATTCTTCTCGATCTCGCTGTACGACTTACCGTAGTAGCGAATCATCTCGACAGCAGTCTGACTCTCCTTCTTGAGGATGTCCGCACGGAATTTCAGTGCTGTATCGTAGATATTGGCCACAGATTACTGTCCCTTGTTGGGAGTAGGTGCTTCAGCCTTCTGATCCTGTTTCGGAGGGTTCGTGTCTTGACCGTATGGAAGCCCAGAGACCTTTCCAGAGCTAAACTGACTCAGAAGTTGAGCACCAAGTTCTTCTTGCTCTTTCTTCTTCTCCTCTTCCATCTGAGTGATCTGATCTGCGGTGTACCCAGCTTCTCTCAGGATCTGCTTCTTGGACACTCCCAATTGTTCCTTCTCAGTAGCTGTCTGCCAGAATTCCACTAGGTTCTCTGGAGTAGGTTCACTATGCTCGATCGTGACCATGTCCTTGTCTAGGTCGAACCCTTCTGCCATGAGTGCCATCCACATAGCCTTCTCAAGAGCAGGTCCCCACGACTGCCACTTTCGCGCGGTCTTTCTGAGGAGTGGGCCGAATAGGATCTTGAGAGCAATACCTGAAACATTGGTAATGCCAGAGTCGATCTTGCTAAACGCTATCTGAGGTGTCTCAGACTGCTCAGCAATTGTCTCCCTGATACGGTCAATATGCGTGTCAACAGCAGGTGGTGTACCTTCCCAAGTGATGAACTTCATGTCTGCACCCTCAGGTAGGTAGTACATGGTACGCTCTGACTTGGACTGCTGAGACTCCTTGCGAGTGGCACCGATCACAGCAATGTTGGGATTCGCATAGTAGTCAATGATGCGTGTCTGTTTGCAGCAGACATGATCGTACTCTTCTACTAGCTCATCAATAGGCTGCAGGTCTGACCGTCCGAACATCTCGCTCTTGATGTCCTGGTTCCTGATCCATACAGCAGGTGGTCCGTCAAATCGCTCTTCGTCGTACTCGTACGTGTCGTCTAGCTTGTCGTCTACGTAGACTTTGACCTCTCCGTCTGCCCATACCTCTTTGTATGGTACGGGTTTGCCTGTTGGACCTGGTATCTCGTATGCAATGGTGAGACTCTTGATCTTGTTGTAGTCGTGAGGATCGAAAGTTGGCCAACAGATGAGCGGGTCAGTCCAACGCAACACAGCAGTCTCCTCGTCTTCCTTGGTCACAAAGAGGACAGTGTCTCCATAGATGGTGCCATGGATAGCGTTGCTCATAAAGGTCGCTGCACCACCCGACTCCTGCCAAATCTCTACAGCCTTCTTACTAGCTTCTTCATTAGGCGACCCGTCCGGATTTGACACAGTCCAGGTGACGTCACATCCCGCTAGGAAAGACGCAGCTATGTTAACGATAGGTCTTGAGGGATTGTATTTCAGCCTCTTGTACTGGAGAGTATTGGCTGAGCTTGCTCGGACTGCGTACCCGTCATACAATCGCTTATACTTCATGTATGATTGCAGACGCGTAGACTGTCCGATACTCCAGAGACCTGGTTGGTCGATAGACTTCTGCATCCCTAATGCGGATAGTATGTTCTGTAACACTGCTTGCTCCTAGTATTCGTCATCTGACTCCCAGAAATTGTCGTGGTCTTCTGAGCTCTCTTCTGTTCTACCAGAGTCACTGAGCTCTGTGATTGCCCATACCAATGCGTCCAGACGGTCTGGAGAGTCAAGTCCTGGTTCCCATGTGCACTGTTGATCTTCGAGATCATCGAATTTCTTTGGGTCTCCAACGTGATGGACCCTACCTTGTTCGTAGAGTGCGGATATAGGCTCAGCACGAGTGACTTTACCTCGACTAGCCCACACAGTGGAAACTGCTGCACTACCGGAGCGATCGCAGTTTCGGATGGTGAGTTCGACCATCTCCCCACCGTTGTTTCGTTCAGCGACGATGCGGTCTGCACGATGACGGCTATAAGCACCCAACGAAGCTTTCGCCCACTCATTCGGTGAGCCACGCATCGAATCATCGTCGAGAACATAGTAGTGATATCTCTCTTCACCAGGGTGCCACCATCGTCCTGCTGTTATTATGCCCGCTTCTGCAGAAGAAGCAGTAGAAGAAGCAGAAGGATCGACTCCTACGACCACTCTTTCTTGTTGCGGTACGTCTTCTAGTCGTACACGAGCCTTCTCAATCCACTCCCTTCGCCACAGAGCACCAGGGTTGTCATCGAGCAGATCACCGTCTAGCTCTTGCTTTCCAAGTCGCGTCCCTGCGTACTTGTCTTCCATCTGCTTGAACCAGACAGGAGCTAGATTGTCCTGGTTCTCTCTACTGCCACCACGTACAACGATACACCCAACTGTTGCCAACAGGTCACGCACGAGTTTGAGTGGCTTAGGAGTTCCAGTGACTAGTAGCTGAGGGTGGCCGATACGCAAGGTCATCAGTAGGTTCGAGAAGGCTGTATCCTCACCATTGTCGCCACCTAGTCCCAAGGCTGCATCCTGATACGAGGCTGGCTCGTCTGCCCAAGCACGGAAGTTGTTAGGACCTCTCACAGTGTTGGGCTCTTCCGCATAGAAGATCTGTGCCTTCACGCCATTAGGCCATGTTATCAGACGCTTAGAAGGTTCGTACTTTGGGTAGAAATCGTTGCGTGCAGTTCTCAGAATTCCTGAGTCACCTTCTACGCAGTAGGCACGGACGTCGTGTGCATCGCGTCCCATAATGGCCATGTACTCTCCAGTGGCATTCTCAGCACCCTCGTTTATCCATGAGGATCCTGTCCAAGACTTACCAAATCCACGACCTGCCTGAATGAACCACAAGAAGAAGCTCGTTAACCATGCCTGTGCCTCGGTAGCACCAATCGATGATAGCGTCTTGGTGACTGGCTTCCTTCCTCTCAGGTCTGTGACGATACTGACCATCTCGAGATTGGGGATACCAAGCTTGCTGTCCGTAGTACTCTCTAATAGCTTGTACCATTCGACGGTATCAGGTGGTAACTGCTTTGGCCTAGCTTGACTGCGGTAACCCTTGCGGTTCTGGACTACCTGGTACTCCGGATTCAATCTCTTCGCTAGCTCGTCTATAGCTAAGCCTAGCAATGGCCTCGGCGATTCTAAACCGAGCTTTGGCATCTTCTACCTCTCTGTTAACAATGTCGGCAAGTGCAGCGATCAGAGCCATTACACCTTCTATGGTGAGGTAACGAGCTGACTTCTCAATGCGCATAGCCTCTGCCTTGACCAGTTGAGCCTGTTCTACGATGAGTTGTCGGATCTCCTTCTCACTTGACTTAGAAGCAACAACGCCATTGACCCACTCATCCATGTCCTGGAGAGACTCATCTAGCTCTACCGGGACCTCTTCGACAGTCTCCATCAGAAGTTCGCGATGCTGCCTAATCATACGACTCATAGTCTCAAGGATATCAGTCGGTGGGCACTTCCCTATCTGTTCCAAATGCATGTTTATGAATGCGTTCTGCAGTGCAATCTTCTCGATGAGGTTGAAAGGGTCTGGGTTCTTCAGCGTGTCTTCATAGGTTTCCATCAAACCTTTCGGCAAACGCTTGGAATGAATCCCTCTAGTCACTGGTCTTCCGTCTGGCTTTCCCTTCCCGAGAGAGTGGCCTCCGTGAAGACGGCACCTACCATTCTCCATAGCGACTCCATGACAAGAACCACCACTCCTCGTCTTTGCGCCACAGATTGCCTGATCACCTCGGCCACTCATAGGCTTATTATCCCTCACAAATCACGTGAATCCATCACATTTTGCACTTTTCCCAACCACATAAAAACACCGATGCAATTAAAACGCGAAAACACTAAGGGATTATAATCCTCTATCAAATGAATGTTTCTCACTCTTTTACTCATTTTGTACTAATCTCCTCAATTCTTCGTTTTAATTGAATTAGTTTCAAGTAACAGAGTATATATAATATAGGGTCATTTTTCGCGTTTTAATCATAAAAAGAACCCCTTACTCTTTAAAAGAGTAAGAGGCTTGGAAACTGATATTGAATCAGTCTACTTTTTATCCGGATTCTTGCTCACAAGCAACGCTTTATCACGATAGATCTTCTCACCCCATCGCCATCCACGTTCCTCAAACGGTTCATTCGTTAGAGACATTGTGCACCGTACCCTACACTCCTTTTGCAATTCACCTGAGCATCGGATATCCGGTTTTGACTGGAGGAAATAATCTTCCACGACTATCTTGACCTGACCCCACGAGACCTTTGGAACTACCAACAGCACTGTATACACATGGTAGTCCGCTATAATCTCGTCTCCCTTTTTCAAGTCAGTTGGGTAAAATCCTTCTCTTCTCACTTTCTTAGTCTTGCTCGGTACAAGTGTCGTCTCGATAGTAATCTCGTCTCCGAACACATCGTCTTTACTTGATGACACCACTGCATCCACCTCCACGCTCGAATTTCCAAATCAGTTTGTCGGTTCCATCCCACACCCACTGAGCCAGAGCATTCAGCAGGTACAGGAGGATCATAATAGGCGCGACAGTCGTCCAGACTATCAGGACTCTGAGCCAGTAAGGAAGCTTTTGAAACATCACTTCACCTTTCGAGGCTTAAACGGTACTTGAATACCTCTCTCGAAGCAGTACACGATACAACACTGCCTGCAATAGGTCCTCTTATTGACAACATACTCTGCTGTCCTATTGCATTCAAACTCGTCTTGTCCTGTCCCATAGCAGGCATAGTGGAGTCCAGAAGTAGACTTCCCTACACGTTCCACAGTATCAACCTTTACCTGTTCTTTAGGTTTCACACTCATACTATTCTCCTCGCATATACTCGTCGAAGTCTGCAGTTCCGACCTGCATACTCTTAATCTTCCTAGGTCTTCGACCTATAGCTAGACCAAAGACCCAGGGTGCTAAGCGTCCTAGTGGGATGTTGTTGAACACCCACCAAATAAATCGTCTCATGATTCGTCCTCAGGAGGTACTACTTCTACGTATCCGGTTGCAGGACCTGTGTAGTCCCAACCCCAAATAAGTTCGATATCACCGTCAACCCATTTGGCTACTGCAACACCTTCCATACCTTTGAGAAATAGCAACCTAGAGTTTTTAGAGTCTGTCTCAAGAAGTCTACCAACAGGTCCCCATGTCTTTATCTTTGGTGGGATCTCAATAATCCGACCAGTGTTCTTCTCGACTTGGACACATCGGTCGTCCCAGAGTTCAATCATACCAAAGTCTTTCGTGTTCGTGATCTCGAGAGTACAACCAATGTGCTTCAAGCACCATTGATGGATAGTCTTTCTAACCTGCTGTTGGTAAATCTCATCTTCTGCATTCTGAGACAGTCTCGCTGTGAAGATCTTGATCTTTTTCCCTTCCATTAACCACGTCCTCACGCGATCAACCATAGGTATCACAGGCTCTCCGATATGCTCATGACCTTTCCATCCGTTGTATACTGCTAATGTTCCGTCTAAGTCTACGCCAATCCAAGAATTCATTTTGATCTCCTACCCAAGTCCTGCGTCTTCCCAGTACCCAATGACCTTATCTGTAACAGACCATAGGTATGAGCGACGTCCTGGACCAACCGCTTTCTCAGTCTGTGTTCTGGAGAGAACCTTCTGAAACAATAGGTCGTCGAAGACTTCTCTGCAACTCGTCATCGGCAAGTTGATCTCCTTTGAGACTTCTTCTACTGTTCTACTTGGCTTTCGAAGCAGTGCCCTAACTACCTCCAGGTAAAAGGGTATGCAGCTGTCGAGAGCAACTCTCGCTACCAACTGGTAGTCTTCTTCACGGTACTGCATGTCTCGGTAGTTCATCGCCAGAGCCATGAGTAGCTTCTTCATCTGCTTGGCTGCACGTGTACCAAGTTCCCTGCTCGGTCTGTATAGGATTCGCTCTCGAGTCCTTGGGTCGCGTTCAACACTAGTCCTGAGAGTGGTCACGATCATCGAGAGCTTCATGATCTTTCTGGTTGTCTCCATGGGTGGTTCTGGGACATCCTCGAACTTCATGTCTCTGTCCAACCATTCCTTGATGTTTGTATGTAGTTCCTCACGCATAACTGCGTCTCTTCCTACATTGCTCAGAGCTTGCATAATGATATCTTCGGAGTCCATCTCACTTTGGGAGAGCATTCGATACTTCAGGAACCTCTCACCCATTGAGTTGTCTGTCTCCATATCAATGGCATGGGTGACACCAGTCAGGAATCCGAATGTACCCTTGTACTCTCGAGTCTGACCATTTCCCCAACTTCTGCAAGCACTGCCATCATACGCTCCACGAAGGATGGCAAAGATCTCCTGTCTCGCCACTTTGTTCATCTGCAAGACCTCTGTGAAGTCTTTCATCATGAACACCTTATCCATTGCTTTGGGAATCAAGGACGGGTCTTCTCTGGATGGGAAACCAGATATCAGGCCTGCTGGTGTGACGTTCGAAGCCAGAAGTACGTTCTCGCTATATTCCGTCGTCATGAGGATCTCCGTCTTGCCAGAACCTGGGGCACCTACGATCTGCATCCACAGAGGGTCACCAGGAATCTTCAGAGCGTTGAAGCAAGCATACGCTATCTTGGCAACATTCTGATGTTCCGGAGTCATACGTAACCACTTTGATAACATAGTCAGAATGTCAGGGAAGTCTAGGTCAGTAGAGACGTGCACCTTAGGCTTGTGTGACTCACCACTAGAAGTCTGCGTAACGGTGGAATTTGAAGCTTTCTTCACCAGTTCTTGGAGAAGGTTCCAGGCCTGAGACTTGTCATCGAGAGTGAGGTAGAACTCTCTAAAGTCAAATCCTGGGTGAATATCATCTGGCCACTCAACCCACTCAACCTTCTCCTTTCGCTTCTGTCCTCCAAGAAGTTCGAACAACCTCTTGCGTCCGTCTCTCCCTGCCTTGTCTGCATCGAAGCAGAGCAACAGTTGCTTGCCTTCAACGAACTGGTTCCAGTCCTTCTTCCAGACTCCAGCACCAGGCACAGCAATGACTGCGATCTCACCTCGTTGGTAAGCCTCAGCCTCGTGAGAGTTGTTCAGAGCGTCTCTCATCGCTAAGCAGTCCCACTCACCTTCGCATATGATAACCTTCTTTGTCTTCTTAGTGATAGTCTCAACACCCCACAGGAATAAATCCATGTGTGGCATATTACGCATCCTGTTCTTCGGCAGTGCTTCCATCTTGTAGCGTCTGAGAGACATGACACTGCCGGTCGTACTGAAGATAGGGAGGAACCAAGACTCTCCGTCAGAGAAAAGCTTTGCTTCCATGAGTACATAGTTCGGTAGTCCACGATGCTTAGCAAGCTTGTCAATCCTTCCTCTCAGTGGGTATGACTTTTTGTTTGTCTCGTAGAACTTGTTCAGAAACGTAATGATGTTGCCAGACTCACCACACTTTTTGCAGTCCCACATACCAGACTTCTCGTTGATATAGAACTTGTTGGGACTGCCACAGAACATACACTCACCGTAGTGGTTGTCTCCTGTCTGACCCTCTAAGTTCACACCAAGCCATTCAACTGAGGAAGCAAACGTAGACTTCTTTTTCTCAGTCTCCGCTTGCTGGTTGCCGGTCTTCCTGACCTTGATCTTTGCCATTGCTACCGTTCCCCCAATGAATGTATGTGAACTCAGTAAACATCGCTGTTTCGTTTGCAGGTATGAGTTCTTCGACTGCATCATCAAGCATCTTCAGTAGGTTATGCATGACGCACGCACCCATCTCAATGTCTGCTTTCTTGATCCAGTCTCCGCACTCTTCCCAAGGCTTTATCATACCTGCCTGGGGACTCTTAACGGTCCGCTCTACATACCGTACCCACGACTCTCTTGCCCACTTCCCAAGCTGAGACAAGACCTCGTCCTCAGGAGCCTCATTCTCTCGAACCTTTTGAATAAGTCTCTGAGCTATCAACTTCGACAATATACTCATATCTACCTCCAGTAAAAACTTGCGAAGAACTGCCAATCTATCATCTCTTCGAGCTCTTCGTTTCTCTTCTTTAGTCTATTCGATTCTCGTATTGACACACGTAGCTGGTGATAGAGCCAGCCAACAAAAGTGACTAGTAAGGTCACAAGGACCCATGGAATCACAGAGAGACAGCTACCTTCTTGTCCCATCTCTCAACAGCCTTCTTCATCTCTACAGGCATCGGAACATTGAGACGACCTTCGTGGTCAGACATCAAAGAGCATAACTCTCGGAGCACCCATTTGTAGTTATGACCTACTCGGATCTCAAAGATGAGCTCATCATGAATAGTGAACAGTACATGTCCGTCTATACCAATATCCTGGAGAAAGTTATGGCATTTCAGCATGCCGTGCTTCATCAAGTCAGCGCACGTTGACTGAACCATATAGTTTACTGCTCTGTAGCTTCGATCGGGATCGACACGAAGCTTCCGTCCGTACCGATTGATTATGAAGCCTTGATCCTCTGCTGTTTGGCTTGCTGACCTCAGATAGTCGTTAATCTCTGGAAAAGCATTGTCATACTGCTTCCAGTACGTCTTGGCTTCTGAGAGCGAACAATAGAGGAGGTCGGTCACAGCACCTGGTCCACCGCCATACAGCTTACAGAACGTAACACACTTACAGCGACCTCTTGTACCTGACTTACCGATGGACTTCTCAGCTGCAACGATGTCGTAGTTGAACTTAGCCAGCCAGTCTTCAGCTGTTTGCAGGGCTATTGTTGAACGTGGTCCGTGCTTAGCCTTGTCTGTATTCCATCCAATCTCGTCCCACACTTTCTGGATTACTTCTTTTGACACTCTGTCATGACCGAGCTCTAAGCTGTAGGCTGCAGCTTCGAGAGCGTAAGGATTTCCTTTACCACCCCATGCTCTATTTGCATTCTCAGTGTTCAGGTCTCTGCCGGCATGGATCGCTTCGAGCATTGAAGCTACTTGAGCCACGTCTGCGAAGACCCTCAGTTCCTGCTGAGCAAAGTCTGCTGTGTACCAGACATAACCTGGCCTAGGACCAAAAGGTGCGCGAGCCTGTATTGGATCAGTACCGCGTGCTGAAGTATCGCTGTTGGCTACCTGCTGAAGATTCGGATTGTTACAGGAGAACCTTCCTGTCACCGTTCCACACTGGTTCAGACTTGGGTGAAGAACGCATGTATCATTCTTAAGCATCTTCAGAGAGGCTGAACCAATCTTTCCTGTCTCAGCATTGTACCTAGTGATAGGGTCAACGCGCATCATATCCATGTACTTCTGAAAGAAGGTGTCCATCGACTTAACAGCCGATCTGTATGCCATGAGATGACGAACAAATGGATGCTCGAAGTGAGGTCTGAGAGCTTTCCAGTCCGTGGAGTCGTTTCCCTTGGCAGTCGTCTTTTCCGCTCTTAGTCCATAGCCACCGTCTCCTGACTTGCTATAGAGAGCTTTTGCCAACTGTAGCGACGAGCTAGGATTGAAGTCATCCTCCCAGTCTAAGTCAAACTTGACCATTGTCTGAAGAGCCTCCAAGTTTTCTTCTGCTCTCTGCTTGGACTTGTTCAGCTCAATCTCGGTACGTTCTCTACTGATTGCCATACCACGATGTTCCATTGCCCAGACAGGTCCAAGCAAGACTTCCATCTCCATCGCGTAAGTCTTCGCATAGTGGTTATCGCTAGCAACCTTAGGACTGAGCAACTTCCACATTAAACGTGTTCTAATCGTGTCTCCAATGCAGTAGACACCAAGTGCACACTTAATGCGCTCACGCTCTTCCTTGGACAATTCAGGCATCAGAGTGTCCACATGCTTGACAATCCAGTAGTCTGCCTCTGCAGCCTCTGCGAGCTTCCACCCAAGCTTTCTAGCTCTCATCCGAAGCTTCTTCACAACGTCCTTCAGACCGATCATATCGTCTTTAGGGTATCGGAAGTACTTGTATGCCAGATTCTTAAGCTTGAAGTCGTCTTCTAAGTTGTTGCAGATACGTGCTGCGAAAACACCGTCTTCTATCTTTCCAACAACTCTCACACCAATGTTCTCAAGCATCTCCATATCAAACTTAGCGTTCCAGAATACCTTAGTGATGCTTGGATCTTCGCACCACTCACGAAGATGATCTAGGTCGTCTTTCTCTGGAGAGCATGTCCGAGTAAACGGGTCTACCAACCATTCAACATACCGGATCTCTGGGTCGTCTTCGTCGTTTATCGCTGACACAGCATGAGGCATGTCTCCAAGAAACGAGCTCAATCCTGTAGTCTCAGTGTCCACATAAACGAGCTCCGGTTTACTCCTCTGAACCTTCTTCTTAACTCTGACTGTTGCCATTCGTATTCTCTGCCTTTTTATAGACTCCCTTTCTGGGTCTCACTAACAGTCCGCATTTGTATGCGATGGATCTGAGTGTCCGGTACACACAGTCTCGGACACTCGAACGATCCACGAGATTGCCTTGAAGGTCGTACCCGTACCAGATATACCCAAGTCTCTTCTCCATGTATCCAATGTGTACACCGTCACAGTGCACTTCCTTCAAGTTCTCTCTTCCCATTACCGTATCTCCACAACTCTCGGTTGGTTTCGGTGACGTCTGTTTCGGTTCCTCCTGGAATTCTTCTTTCCAGTTGATACCGACCGAGACTTCTTGAACTTCTCTCTCCAGTCTCGGAACCCGTCCCTTTGACGTCGTCGACTCTGCATATGTGGAGCACAGAATGTCCTGACTTTCCACGAATACAGAGTAGAGTACTTGCCACGATAGGCTTTGACGAGTCTTGCTAGATACCGACTCCAACCCTTCCAGTACGGTACCTGCTGGTTCTCCCACAGCCAAGTCTTCTCAGTGTTTCTCATCTCTGGACACCTTTGAAGAAGTCAAACTTCCACAGACGCTCAAACTTCTTAGCATTGTCATAGAGCATCTGCTCTTCAACAAGCTCAGAGCAACCCCAGTTGCAGAGTTCTGTAGACGCGTGGAGATCTATAGTCCCTGGTCTTCCATCCGTAGTACCCATCTCAACAGGCGACCATGTAGACTTGTTTCCATTCGACTCCCATTGCAGATACGCTTGAACAGCGTCCTGGGTCTGGTACATCACGTACAATGGGCACGGAGGCATATGGTCTCGACCTTGTACACGTTCCGTGTTGATCTGGAAGTACGGACACTTCTCATACTTGCCTCGTTTGAAGCAAGGAGGAAGAGTCATCTTTCTCAGCATCGGATGGACTGCTTCTGCCACAAGATCAACCATCTGAGCGATCAAGCTCTCCCAGAGACCGACCTGCGCCACCCAACATGCACGCTTACCAATGATGTGCATCATGGCCTTCAGATTCAGGCACCATGTGATCGAATGGGTTGCAGCCAGAGGGATGATCTGCCGAGCGTCTTCCATTGGTACCCCAGCTTCAATCATCTTGTTGTAGGTAAACTCAATCTGCTCGAGCAGAGCAAGGTATGCCTGCTCAGCAGTTACTTCAGTCAGACCTTCGTCAAAATCATCCATGACAAGATCTCCTACCTTTCCATCGTCAAGGTATAGGGTCTTTGAAGACAGTGTCTCAGGTACGATATACCTACCGTCTTTCATGAAGCTTCCCATCGGCAACATCCGCATGGTCTGTGACCACCAAGACGATGATCCGAGCTCAGGTACGATGTCAACTCCGACACGTTCTCCAACATGGACTCCAATCCTGTGACGAACCAGTTGTTCGCGAAGAGCAATCGGTACATTTTCGAGAGCGAACACAAAGTTCAGATTCTCTGTACATGGGATATCTTCGTCGAGGATCTTCTCGATAGTATCCCACAACGTCTTTCGAAGCGATGCGATGTCGAGGTACGGGTAGACGATCTTTCCCGACTGTCGAACGGTCGTCGTGACTCCGGCCCACTCGCCACCTTTGAATTCCTGAGCTCCAAGCATCTCGGCAATCCTACCATACTCAGAAGCCTTTACGACGCAGTCCGCTGCAAGATGCAAGATCTTCTCAATCTCTTCTGGAGTAGGTAGCTCGTTATTGGTCCGGGACTGCTCCCAGACGTAGTAGAGTGTTCCCAACGCAAACGTTGGTACGGACAACAACTTAACCTTCAGGTTGTTCATGACTGCTCTTTCTCCTTCTGAAGCCTGTTAGAAGCCTCTTCACACATACAGATGTAGGCTTGGGCGTCAACGTAATTGTCATGGTGTAGACGACCAAAAGGGAGACTAATCCTACTCACCTTTAGTGCTGCCATCATGACGGTGACAAGGTCGGGAGGCAAGTCTTCAATTCGACTGCCAAAATGGTTCGATAGCATAGCACCCCAGATACGTCCGAGATTGGTATGCCCGTTGTAGAAGTCTCCGTAGACTTCCTGACGCTGTTTTCTGACTGCACGCACTTCGTCCATCGGCTTGAGGTCGAGAGTCTTTGGTGGGGAACTGGACCTCTCAATCGCCTCAGGAGAGTTGACAGCAACCACATTCATAGCCTCGATGACCTCTCCAGAAGACAGTATCTTCTCGTACTCGTCTAAGCAGTTGAGGTCTTGAACCGACAGTTGAGAGACAGGGACCTCAATCTTCGCAGAGTGTATACCTGCTACGATCTCAAGGAACCACCCATCAGGATACTTAACTAGACCAATTTTCGTCATACGATTCTCCGATTTGTGTAGGTCTTGAACAGCTGGTCGGTGAGGTCTGAAGCTTCGACAACCAACGGTCGTATAAAGTCATAGTCATCCTCGTTGAAGCTCTCGACATAGTCTCGGACAGTCTTGTAGTGGTCTGCCATGGATTGATTCGAGTTCTGTATCTCCTGCCATAAGTGTGACAGCACAGAAAGAAAGTCAGCAAAAGCAACGATTCGACCTTCCGTGGTCTCGTCCTTCGAGTACTCCCAGCAAGAGACTAGATTTTCCGTGTCTTGCTCTACTGGAAGGATGTCAGATACTACTGCCTTGAACTCTGCTTTGGCGCATTGCTCGATGGCAGTACGGAGTGCCTTGTACCGATACTTGAACGGTCTTGGAAAGTCTCCGGTCCGAGTCTCTTCGAGATCGTGTACGAGGCAACGGGTGAGTAGCTCTTCAAAGTCAACTTCCTTGTCTTGCTGTTCTCTCACCCAAGTGGCAATAAAGAGAGCGTAGAGAGACACATAGTAGCTATGCTCAGCTACGCTCTCGGGATGAAGAACGAACGCTGTTCCGAACCTCTTAATGTACCGAAGACGGTTTATGTCTCCGGACAGTAGTTTTCTCAGGTCGAAAGTGTTCGCCATCATTCCACCACTTTATTGGCTGCATCCCAGGACTCAGTGTAGGTCCAGTCAAATTGGGATGCTACTTGGTATAGGTCCGTTCCTTGCGACCTCTTGACCACAGATTGAGGGATCATTGCTGACTGACCAGACAGGAACCCGTCGAGATTGTTGATACCTCGGACCAGAGCATCACATCCATGTGTCAGCATCAGATTCAGATGCTTTGCTCGATCTGAGTGGAATCCGAGAACGAGCTTACCTTGTGCTCTGAAGTATCCCGCCTCCCAGACAGTACCAGCGTCAGGAAGCTCAATCCGTTTGATCTCTTCAATACCTAGGTTCCAAGGGTTGTCGTCAGCATAGCTATCTATGTCAAAATCCAAGAGTGCGATACCGGTTGTCTCTGGCATCCGATACTCCAAGACAGCGATCATGACCTGGCATTCATTCAGACCGTCGATATTGGACTTGAAGACAGGGTCCCAAGCTCGGATATCCTTTCGTTGCTCTGGAGACATCTTGTCTGACCCGCTGTGCAATCGGGCACTGTAGAAGTCGAATCCGTACATCTGAAGGAGACCTTCAATCTCCGAGATGAGTTCAATCTGCGGAGGATTGAACAAAGGTGACGCGATAAAGATTTTTGGTAGCATACTAGAGACCTCCTTAGGCTCATTTGGGGGTAGCAACCTTGGCTGTTTCTCACAAGCTAGAAGGGAGTAGATCCTGCTTGCGCACCTTTCGGTCCATAGGTGCATCCCCCAAATCAACCGTTGGAAATAGGGTGCCAAATTGAATAGACAGCCCAACTGGCACCCTTGTCGACAATTAGAAGACTAGTCAGTCTCTCCGTCTAGCAGTGTCAACTTATCGGTCTTCACTGGGTAGACAAGTTTGTCCGACTTGACCTTCACGAGATCATCTGAGACGACCTCTTTGATAGTTCCCTTGAGGGTCTTTCCCTTGTACGGGAACTCGACGACCATTCCGACCTCGAGTTCGACCTCAACTTCGTCCTCGTCTTCTTCGTCCTCGTCTTCTTCAGGCTCTGGATCGGGCTCTGGTTCAGGCTCAGGTTTCTTCGAAGACTTCCCTTTCTTCTCCGGTGCCTTGGTCTGCTTCTTCTCAGGTTCTTTCTCCGGTTCAGGCTCTATGTCTCCCTCTTCCTCGTCGTCTTCCCAGTCTTCAACCACTTCAATGATATTGACTTGCTGGAAGTCGTTTCTCGTAGTGAGTTCGACCTTGATGACCAGACCTTCCTCAACGATAGCATCCAGGACGTTGACTATGAAGTTCTCGTCCTTGTCCTTCTTAGGATCCCAGATGATGTCAAGCGGATCGTACCCAAGAGTAGCGATGTCTCTGGCAAAGTACTGGAGGTTTCGACTTGTCTTATCCTCCGTATCCCCTTGCAGGTTGATGTACTTGTTGATCTTTTCACCAACACTTTCACCGTCGACGACCGTTCCACCGATGACGATCTGAGGTTTCTTTGAAGACTGACTCTCGCGCAATTCTGCCGAAGTCAAACGACAGATATACGTGCCGTCGTCGAGTCTCTCGAAGATCTTCCCTGTCTTCCCGATCTCGGCTTCTTCCTGCCAACGAGCGTTTGCTTCACGAAGGAAGCTACTGAGTGCACTAGATAGTTTTTGTGGAGGCATATGCCATATCTCCTTGATTTTGCACCTATCTGCTTGAGCGTCTACCGACTGGTGCTCCGTCGATCAACGCTGTGGTTGAGAGCTCTCCAACCTTGGTCTGCCGATTTTCAAAGGCTGACACCAGATTTTTATAAGCTTCTTTCTCGCTCTTGCCCATCGGTATCGAAACGACTTTCTCACCGGATGGAGTCTTGAAGCGGAAACTGTGTCTATGTCCTGCTACGACTCTGTCTGACCCTTCGATGACGAGCATCCTTGAATCTCCAAAATACCCGTAGTAGGCTATGATGTCAGCAAACTCGTCAATGTAGTGTTTGGCTTGCTTCATCATTCTTGGACGTATGACGTGGTATTTTCCTCCAGAGTATCTCTCGATCTCTGCGATCTCAGGGTGTCCCAGGAATATCACACCACGTCGTTTCCCAGTACCTTTAGTGCTCTGGGTAGAGAGTCTGCGGATCTGCTTGCTAAACTCATCCTCAATTGCTCTCCAGCCTTCACCCCATGACAAGTCGCCAGGGTCCTTGACTTTATTAGTCCTGCAAACCCAGTCTACACAATACTTGTAACACCTGGCATAGGTATCGATGATCACATTGTCGAACAGTTCGCTGTTTTCGAGAAGATCGACATATTCCACGAAGTCTTCCCAACTGTTAACCTGTCGCTTCTTGATCCGAAGACCAGTTCCACCAGGCTCAAACATCAGGAATAGAGGGTCTGGAAACATTGAGCAGAGGGATGTCTTTCCGATCTTATTCTCTCCGTAGATCATGATCAACAGCTGGCTCAGATCTTCTACAGGTTCGTCTGCTTCCGTTGGGAGGCTGAGTATCTTGACTGGTTTTTGAACCAGACTTGAACGTCTTCCGACTTTCTTCTTCCCAGTCTCTGGAGTCTCCTCAGACTTTGGTTTTGGCTTAAGTCTAACTACGGGCATACTGCTTTTTCCTCGCTTCCTCAACCATCTCTTCGGCAACTGTGAGTGCCCGACTCCATGTCATGGCCTGCGGTACGTAGGAGTGGAGTTCTCCATTCTTTCTGACCACAGGATGATACTGCTTGGAATCGGTTCGAGACGTCATGTCTCCGCAAAGCTCAACATGTGCGGTAAAGTTGTCCATGTTCTCTATTATCCCTCGTCTTTGTCAAAGAAAGCTTGATTTTTGTAAATATTTTTACTAAATTGTTCAGGCCACGAACCTGGTAGTAAGTCCGTGACCTGTTGACTAGTCGGTCGACCCTTCTGCGGTGAGCTCAGGGAATGGTGTTTCCTTCTGCTTGAAATTGACTCTATCGTTTCTAGAGCAAACTGGCAGGAACTCACAATTTATCCCGCCAAAACTGCAAGCAAGTGAGTTCTTGTAGTGAAATTCGCCATGGAACCATCTCTGGATCTGTTGCAGAGCAGATTTGAGCTCTTCTTCAAATTTCTCTAGGTCCTTTTTGAGCAAGCTCAACGAGTACCTGATGTAATAGAACTCTGGACGTGTACGAGTGTCTTGTTCGATTCGTTCGATGAATTCCTTCAAAGACTCGCCTTTCTTTCTCTGGAGTTGAGGACGACGTATGATATTGTACACGACACCGGACGGCAGCTCATTGAACTCTTTCCACATAGTGTAGCAGTACAAGAGCACCTGGAGATCGATGTTGAGCTTGTCGGCGACGGCTGTCTCGTCGATCCGTCCTTTTGTCTTGGTCTCGAACAGGTAGAGCTTCTTTGTAGAGATCGACCTGAACCGACCATCTCGTTTCCCAGTGAGAGGGATGAGTGGACCTTTACCGAGATCAAGTCCTGTATCGAACATAAGTGTAAAGATCTCTTCGAGTCCCAACCACTCGACCTCTCTGAAGTCCTCCGTCCACTTCTCCAGGTAACCTGGAAGTACACCACGAGCCATACCGTACTGCGTCTCCAATTCTTGCAGTGCGGTATCGTCAGCCTTTCCACTCTCAGTCAAGGTAGCTCTCTGAGTCTCTTCCATCTCTCGTAAAACGATATCAAGTTGAGCCTTGACAAACACGTCTCGATCCCATTCAGTGCCAATTGAAGCTTTAGACTTCCTCATCACAGCTGAATAGATTTTGTCTAAAGCGTCGTGTACCAGAGACCCAAACGCAATAGCAGAGCTCTTGACATTAGACCTCAACCCTTCTCGATTGCTCAAATGAGCCTTTTGAGGACACATCATGAAGTTCGCAATGAGTCCCTGGGTAATCCCGTCCTTATACGGACTCCATACATACCCTTTGACTTGACCTCCATCAACAACCTGCAGTACAGGCTCAGCTGGTTTTTCAACAGCCTTTTTTCTTTTGATCTTAACCTTCATAGCACTCCTTAAATGCCTCAGCGATCGCTCGTCGGAATCCTGTGAATTCAGCAGAATTCTTACCTCCATTACGTAGTAGATAGGCTGGATGGAGTAGGTGAACATTCTTCCTATCTCCGATCGGAGCCCATTTCTTTGATATGTTTCCTACGGTGACAACCACCTCTGGATTGACTATGTGCAGCAACGCTCTCAAACGTTGGTTGCAGTTTCCAATCTCTTCATCTGATGGTGGTCTATTCTTACCTCCTGACTTGTCCTGTGCTCGACAAGCAACTATATTGGTCAGAATATACGATATACCTGACATTCCTATGTCGTCAAGGACCTCGCTAATCGTAGATCTCAGGAGCATTCCACTTCTTCCTATGAATGGCCTACCCGTAGCATCTTCTGATTCACCAGGACCTTCCCCTATAAACATGACTCTTGTATCATCATATTGATACGGTACAAATTCGTATAAAACATGACGCTTGGCGAAAGAGCCAATCTCACAATTCTGGCAGTATCTCCAAGCATATCTATGGCGTTTTAACTTCTCATCCATACTTTACCTCTTGAACCTATTTTGTGCCCACAGACCAATCCCAATGGCGTCCCATGAATGTGATTTTGGATCCATGGACTTCTCTATGTCTGGAATGATGTGCTGGATCTTCCTGATCACCATGTCCTTTGTTAACTGACCCTTCCATACAGTTGGACAAACGGTCTTAAACACGATTCCATACTTCCATAGATGCCCAGCCAAAGCACCAACCATAAAGGTCAGCTTTGACAAGTCTCCTGAAGAAGCTACCATCATCCCTCCAGCAGACTGGAAGAACTCTGGCATCTCGCACCATACCTCCGTGACTTCCTTTAGGTCAACACTCTCTTCAAGACGTTTCAAAAGACTACATGTCTTTGAGGTAAAGTCTCTCCCTGCATCTTTTCTGGGATAGAGATTGAAAACGTCTGTGGGCTTGCCATGACCCCAGGCAATTCGAGACCATACAGCAACTCCAGTTCCTGCAACACCAGGATCAATACTCAGTATCTGCACAGAAACCCTCTCTTAGTCTCAAGATACTTTCCAAAGGAGACTCGGACATCTTCATCTGCCTCAGAATCGTCCATGGAAAAGTCGGTAAAGTCTCGTATATACTCTTCAGGTACTATCAGAGAACCTGAGAATATCACACAAACAGCTAGCGGGTTGAAGTCTGTCTGTATGAGTCTGCACTCCTCAATCAACTCTGAAAACGACTTGCTTGTCACAAACAAAATAGCTGGTTGCAAACCCGTAGACTTTTCAAGCTCAGCTATCTGTTGCCTTATCTTTACAGTCATTGGAACTTGGATCTCTTCACTCATTTTATCAGTCCTTTGGCTAGATGACGTATCATCACAGCCCTAGCATTGAAAGACTTGTCGTGGATACCGTCAACCACTTCTTTATCAACAGTATCTCGAGTGACCATATCTATGTACAGGAGAGGTCGACTCTTTTGTGTATGGACTATACGATCCTCAGACTGTATCCGATCGTCTGCAGACCACTCATTTGAGTAGTAGATAGCACAGTCTGCTGTCGAGCAGTCTATCCCATACTTTGCACACTTTTCTGTGGCTAAGAAGACTCGAGATCGTCCAGACCTGAAGTTCCTGATAGCCTCTTTTCTCTCTGGATAGCTGACATCGGCGTTCACTTGTACCCATGAGATCTTGGACTTTGTCAGAGCCTCTGTCATAAGTTCTAACTCAGCTCGAAAACGGAACCAGATAGCAACTTGTAACCCTGATAATTCACCACCTAAGAGCTCAATTACGCCATTCACCTTTGCTCTACTCAGAACCTCCTGACCGTCTGGAGTGAACCCACCTGCAAGCCTCTGCAACCACAGCTCAGCAACTGGAGCCCATTGGGTCTCTTCCCATACTCCATCCTTCTGGTAAGCAAAATCTTTAGTTATGGACGTGTAGAGCTTTCGTTGTTCTGGAGACATGTCTACGTAGCGTCGTTCGTAGATCTTCTTGGAGCCCATCTTTACCTCTCTGCGTGTCTTCACAAATGCCAGTTTATGGAGTATCTCCTTAATCTCTTTTCGCTTTCCGTCTTTAGGTTCCCAGTCATACTTCTTCCATGGATGCATCTGGAAGTAGGTTTGTCTAAAGTCCCAATAGCTCTTGCAACCCATAAACCTTCCGTGCAGAAATTCAAACTGGCAAAACAGCTGAAGGAGACTTTCGGGAGTTGGACAACCAGTTAGTATTGCTCGATGCTTGGCATTCCTGAATCCCTTTGTACACATCTTTGTCACTCGGGCCTTTGGATTCATGATACGCAGACTCTCGTCAAGGATCACTACATCCCAGGGAACATACATGATATTCGGCACAGACAGGAGCATCTCATAATTTATGAGCGTCCAAACACGATCCGTGTTCTTGAGAGCCTGCTCGACTAGCACTTCTTCACGCTCTGTCTTTTTAAGAGTGTTCATAGCTAGGTACGGCTCTTCTTCATAAGTAAGCATGGTTTCCCAAGCTTCCATAGCAGTCAGAGGCATCACTACCAAGACTCGTTTTGCCTCTATATTCTTTACCCACCGGACTGAGACTAGTGTCTTTCCAAGACGCATTTCCATAAAGAATGCAGGATGCTGCACACTCATTGCGTACTTAAGTGCGTCTTCTTGGAATGGGTACAGTTCCAGCATTAGCTACTTTTCCTGGATGCGAACCATGGTCTCGCAGCCGTCCCTGTTACTGGACTTCATCATCGATCCCCAAGACTTTTCCATCATGAGGAGGTACTCTTCACTAACTCTGGTATGACAGAGACCGAGGTGTTTTTGGTACACGGAGTTGAACTTAAATTCGACAGAGACCCAGTCTCCGTCTCTCTTGACAGTTGCTTCCCCTATCTGGTCTTCGACTCGAACATAACGTACGTTCAGATCGACAAGTGTCTTGACGAGATTGAAGCCTCTAGTAGCGACTTCACTTGGATACACGTAGAGATCTACTGACATTTGTACCTCAGGGAGCTTTTTCTTGCTCGCAGGTGCTCCCTGGACCTGCTTTGTAACGTGCGAGGAAGGTGACAAAAACGCACGCGCAAGACTAGTTGAGACTGACCTCCATCTGGGTCGGTCCTGTGTAAGCAGTACCAACTCCAAACTCTCCGTCAAACATACGACGCAAGCCTGTCAGAAGCTTCATCTGTCGTGGAGGAGACATACGCTCTTTGGCCATCTCAGTGAAATCGTTGTAGAGGGTCCAAGCAGTCTTGTCTTCGAACTCCTCGTGAATTGGTTTTCGCCACAAGTCATGAACACGCTCAAGATGCTGAAACTGAACGTAGCCTCTCGCATGAGCTTCCATCATCAAGTAGGAAGCATCTTTATCATTCAGAGGCAACTCTCTCCAGGCATTGATCATCTGCTCGAGATCTTCACACTGCTTGATGTAGGCCTCAATGGCTCGATCGACATAGCCAGGGAGTTTCTCGTTAACTCCAGGATAGTGCTTGTTTCGGAAGACAAAGTCTCCAAAGAACATGCCATTGGAACAGACATGTATGCGAGCACCAACTGCAAAAGATAGCGCATACTCCCCACCATTTCCGTGACGAATTCCGAGACTAAAGCTGGCACCTTGTCCAATCTCAAGACTCGGAAGACTCTCGCTAGCCTTGAGGTCGATAGCTCCAAACAAAACATTTCGTGTCTTGGGACTTACGTACCACTTCTCTTGTGCAATCTCGAGACCCTTTCCCTTGATCCCTTCGACTACTGCGTTTGCTAACGCTCCATGATTCACTCCCTCCCACTTCTTTCGGCTACCAGCCTCAGGGACAGGGACTCGTCCCAAGTGGGAACGATACGTTGACTTACCTTGTGCTACTGTGATCATTGATTTTGCTCCTTATGCAAGTGGTCGAAGCCACAAACTTATTATTGCGCGGTTTTGACCAGATTGAGTCATCTTTTTGAAAAATTTTCCACTAAATTTTTAAAAGCACCTTAACGGTCAGAGACCCAGGTCAGCTCTCATCTTCAAGAAAGCTTCGAACAAGTCCTCTGGAGTATGAGGTCCTATATTAGGATCAAACCATGAGTCTCTGAGTCCTCCTATATCTTTGGTTCTGTAACGGTCTCTGTTCTTTCCACCAAAGTGCAGTTCTGTCCCGCACGACCTACAGTACCTTCGCAGATTCTGGATGCTGTAGGTGCACCAAGAATTGCACTTTTCGCAGTACAGCGTCTCGAGGACTGCAGGACTACTCATCTTGTACCTCAGAAGATTGAGGTAATGCGTCTTGATGACTGTCGATAGGTTCGTTTCTTTCTCGATAGCTGGCTACGAACACAATAGTCATCCGTACAGAACGACCTGTGACTACCCAGTCCGTAGCAGCACGATGTTCTACCGTGACACTCTCAACTTGTGGACCTTCACAAGACAAAACAGTCCCGTCTTCAAGGACTACTTGCACCGACTTTATGTTTGGCATTAGTCTGTCACTCCTATTATGAGACCACACACAGGGCACGTCTCACCACGGAATATACCGTAGTGGTGACCAGCAGGGTTTCTCCAAGGGCATCGATAAGATAGGATCATAGACTCTACCGGAGTTCCTTGGACGTCTACAGTCCCTGCAAATCTCCAGGACAGTTCTTTCTCTGGCCACGTCATCGTGCACTCAAGGAGGTAGTACGACCTTTCGCAGTCTGCTCCAGGACTAAATTCGGTAACTGCAACGTACTGTTCAGACGGTACAAGCGGTACCGGATATCTAAATGTTTTGTTGAGTACCCAGAAACTCTTGAGCTCGTTGACAATACGTTCGAACTCTCCTATCGTGATATCTTTTTTCTGTTTCATAGTGGTGGTAACGGTCCTGTTGGATTCGACGTTCGGTATGACTCACACTCTTCATCAGAGATCTCCAATTCTCTCTGCAGGACTCTACAGGACTCACACATATGTATGCCTGTAAGCTGGTCCCAAGTTCTCAGAACAATGGCAGTCGCATGCTTTAAGTCTGCTATAGCCTTAATTACTTCTACTCTGTTCATCTTCAGCCTCAATGAGCCTATGAGTCTCTAAGTCTACAACACAATAGCTAGAACGCTTATAGTACGGGGTACGAGAAGCGTCATAGACCTCTTCCCAATCTGTCATTTTCAGCATTACGTCTTCCTCACTATGAAGAGAACCAATATGCATGTCTCCCAGATATAGGTATAGTGTGGGTTCTTCTGCAACAACATGCTCACCTATATCAACATATCCAAGAAAGACCATCTCAGTGAGGATATCCCAAAACTCTTTAGTGATTCGAAGTTCTGACATACCTCCTTCAACAAAACCAAGCTTTTTCCATCTCTGGAATATCCCACGCTCTTCCTCGTTTACCCTCCGAGGGTCTAGATTTTGTTCATTCATCATCACGTACAAAACGTACGCCATAAATCTGAGCTCTACTTGACTTATCTCGTAACCTAACAGAGATTCACGAGACGCTTCTTTTATACGATAAGTGAGTTGACCTCTAAGTTGTGGCATTGCATACTCCCTTCCTCCTCATTCTTCCCCACGGCTTGGAACGTGCGTCGGCTGAGTTAAGGGTCGAAAGACCCTAGTCGTCAAGACTCTCTACAGGACTTGACTCTACCTGCTTCCAGTACTCTTCCATCAATTTGGTATGGTCTCCGCAGGTCACAAAGTAACTAGCAACCGTCAGCAACTCAATAGAGTCTGCCAGCATCCTCAAGTCACCTCTTCTGGAGGCAGAGCTATACTCCCATGACGGGTCTTGACCGATGTACTTCGACCTGTAATACATGTTAAACTCTGTCCAGAAGCAGGACATGTTTCCATTCTCATCTTTGCTCCATCGGGCAAACCTCAGATTCAGGTCGTTCTCACTATAGGCTTTCTGAGTGACCGTGATATCCCCCTCTCCTACCTGTACTCTCTCATTCGAGACAGGCTCCCAGTTATACGTACCATTTGCGAGAGACTCTACTACGGTGAATCTTGGGTCGGTTCTCAAAACATAAGTGGTGGTCATTTTGTACTCCCTGTCAGAATCCTGACAACCTTATTATGGCTCATATTTATGTAAATTGCGCTATTTTTTAAAAAATTTTTCAAAAAAAGATGGAGACAGCTGCTTGGGACCGTCTCCATCAAATGCGCAAAGTCAGTCTTCTACGAGACTTTAGGTTCTTCGGACTCGATAGCTTGAAGCTTGCTCGTCTGTGCAACGGTAGCTTTGATGTTGCAGACTGCGCATCGATACTCGGTCTTTCGGTACGCATCGTTTGACCATAGACCCTTTTGTGTATCTACAGTCTGAATCGTGGTGGTTAGTAACTTCCACTCATTTGAATTGCATTTTCTGCATGCAATCGGTTCACTCATTAGGACTCCTCATATTGATAAGCTCCTCAGAATGCTTATCGTAGTTGATAGGAACTTGGAGATACATCCAGAGCATACCCGCTATCCCAAGGATCAGTAGATAGATCACCAAATTCCTCTTTAACGACGACTTTAGGTTCAAGTGTGACGAGTTCTGCTTCTTCGACAACAACGCATTCTTCTTGACCCTGTACGGAACAAAGTTCAGATCGTCAACCCTGGGCTCTGGACCCAAGTCATTGACAATGTCTCGTGTTCGCTTTCTCATGGTGTAAAGTCTCCTGCCATTCCAGCAACAGTACGCCAGTCAGACCCGTACAGATTAGGTATGTCTTCCAACATATCTATGAACGGAGTTGTGAGAGTAAAGATCTTCATGCGTTTCTCTGGTGGACATAAAACTCCGCTCGACAAAATAGGAGTGTACCTCACGACAAGTCTGACACCCCAAGACATTGTGTCGATATGGATACCTTCTACTCGGATTGACTTGTCTGGTGAATCTTGAGTTTTGGCTGGTTCTTGGAACTTGAACTCGGATCCCATCTGGAACAACCTCCTGGGGTATAGAATGGATAGATAGCCATAGCAAGAAGTATGAGAGCTATGACTGTGAGGATCTTTCGTAACCACCTCATGAATTCTTCTGATGCGCCTTTGTACATGTTACACCTACTTGCTGACGTGCAGCAACCTTATTATTGCGCGTTTTTCTACAAATTCGCTAATTTTTTCAAAAAATTCTTTCTGTTTTTGAGATGAATATACTTACACCTACAATAAAACGCGAAAACTATACCCTAATCTAGTTGTACTTACATTCATTTGAAATTTTTTTGAATATATGTCAATTAAGAGGATATATAAACCCCTAGTGAATTCGCGTTTTAATTAGGAAACCCTGCCCCTACAAGTAGGAACAGGGTCCAAGGAGATCTCTGAGCGGTTTCAATGATCAGACTTATTATCCCTCGTTTACGAGGAACTTAGTCCTTTATAGCAACCTCTTCGACAAAGTTGACGGTCGCCTCAGCCCACTTGTCACGTGCAGCTTTTGCTTCGTCAAGATTGGCACCAGTCTTCTTGCAGATGTCCTGGAGAGCAGAACTCGGAATGGTAAACATTCTCACCAGGGCACCGCGACCAAAGAGCTTGTAGATATTGACGAGTACCGCGAGGTTAGTCGAGGAAAAGATGTTTGATAGTGTTTTGATGAGATCCATGGTACCTCCTACGGATCCTAGACATGGTCTTCATTCGAAGAACGAGGGTGGCGATAGTATTGACTGCAACCCAAAGCTTTAAAGCTCTAGGGTCGGCGATCAAACCTGAGCGTAATACTTGATCCAAGATCAGTACTACTAAATTGGCTATTCCTAGCCATATCGTTTTTGACTGGTACCAGAGCTTACCTGTGATCAACTCGTACGTGCTCCTTCATAGTGCCTGTGAGTTCGCTCACTTGTCTGATGAGGTCTTTCTGATCTTTCTGCATTGTACTGAGTGCATCATTCTGGTTCTTCAACTGGAGTTTGTAGTCTCCTTTGAGCTCGTTGACACTACTCTCAACTGTATTGATATGCATCTCAACTTTCTCAGCTTTGAACATTGCTGCATCAGCCTTTGAAGCAATCGAATACAAGATGCCGTACGTAGTCACTGCGGCACCAACTCCTGCGCAGATCAGCTTTAAGATCTCTTGCATCCACTTGACTGCAACGACTTTCTTTATTGCCACCACTGACCTCCTGCAATATGAGTCGTGTTGCAGTAGGTCCATTTGTATGGCTTCAATGGGATGATCCTCTTTCGTTCGTATGCCCCATCACCGTTGCTACCACCATTTTTGTCGGTGTTTCCTTCGAGGGTTCCAAGTGCAACGACCACTCCATTTGAAGTGAATCTCTTTTCGACCATTGCCACGTGACCATGTTCACCGCCAGGGTCAGTTCTTATGATCAATGCGCCAGACCAGTCAAGGAGGTCTTGAGGGTCGTCAGATGTCCACCCCATCTTTCTGAACCATGCGAGCATTGACTGAGATCCTGCGGTATACTTGAACACAGTGCCTTCAGACCCACTCCGTAGAGAGTCTCTAAAAGCCTTAGAAGCAAAAAGTGCGCACCAACTAGATCCTAGTGGCACACCAAATTCTCGACATAGACTGTCTATTGCGGGTGATCTGTTCGGACCGTTAGTCTCACGGTACTTACCGGAGACAACCATCGTCCTAGCACATTCAATAGCTGAGATAGAGCTCATATGACCTCCAATAGTCGTTTCATTCGTCTAGCAGGGATCTCAGGATTGTCTGTGACCTTTACCCAGACCCAGTACTCTCCTGGAGAAAGTGTCTTTACACCTCCGGGACCCACGAGACATCTTGCGAGGTAGACAGTCTCGCCGTCTACCGTCATAGTCTGCCACCCTGCAGTTAGCCAGTCTCCTATTGTTGGACTGGTCTCCGTGAGCAAGAAAGCCATAGCCACTGTGTCTGAAGTGGGACTCGTCTTGTCGTCTTTAGATACCTTGACTTTGACGTATTCGGTGCTGATACTACTGATCTGGTAATTCTCTATCATTGTGTAGGGTCTCCAAATGTCCAAGTGTCTACAAGTTCCATATCCCAAGACTGCAATCCAGATCCGGACTCAGGAATGTCAAATCCCCAACCAGTCTCGACTTTGTCGCTCATCCAGTACACGTCAACTATCGGTGCAGTGTACGTGTTGTCAAATCGTTTCCCATTTGCACCATATAGGTACGAGCTCAGTACTCTGTAGTTGAACTGTGTTGAGAGTACTGAAGATCTAGTGGTCGAACCGTCTGAAGGAGGTCTTGGAAGTACTCGTTGACTCAGGTATGTACTTCCTGTTGGACTCAGACTTCTGACGGAACTAGCTACAGGGATAGGCGACCTGTCTGTACTCCCTGTGTCAACAGATATCCAAACAGACCTTCGCTGTACCGGAGGTTGAATAGTAGACAGAGTGATAGGTCTAAACAGAGTGTCTACCTGCCTTGTGATCGAGGTCAGTACAATATTAGATCTCAATGAGAAACAAGGTGTCTGAGACTGTACCCAGGTAGGTGCAGAGGCAAGCCTTTCATCAAATAGGGCGATTGCTCTAGGTACAATGTATGTCTGCCCTTGGGGAAGTGTGTATGGACTTCTGACTGTTGGTACTAAGTCGTTTTGAGGTAGGAATGATTGGTTTGTAGGTGTGTCTTGTCGACCGTCTTTACTATCTCGCCACAGCCTGCCTGCCTGGGACCTCAAAAACTGACTTGGATCCTGAACAGTATTGGGTCCAAAGACCCTGTTTTGAAACTCGTATAGGTCTCTCTGCACTCCAGAAGACAGTACAGTTACGTATCCGTTTCTCAAGGCACTAGGTATCCAAGACACGGAACAGACGGTTGAGCTTGAGGACTTTCTGAGGTCTTGAGAGTAGATAGGTCTCCCAAATACAGCTACTTTACCGTAGATTACTGGGTATGTGTAGCCTACGGACATGAGACTTGGTGGCACCCTGTACTTTAAACCTTCATCTCTTGGTGGAAGCTTTGCATGCAACTGTCCCCAAAGGTGTGGTGGCTTTCCTCCAATAGATGAAGTCTCTTGGACCACTCTAGGACTGTCTTTTATAGCAGTCGTCTGTTCTATCAGTCCGGTCAGTCCTGGAGGGACTAGACCTTTTATAACATATGGGGCAGCATTCGGTATAGGGCAGTAGACAGGAGGGTCTGAGGCTGGCTTAGTCTGTGCTATCATTCCGCACAATAGGAGTGTCGGAAATATACACATTACTGTATTGTTGACCGCAGGTGATCTGTCTGTGTTTACAGGAGGTGTATCCTTCGGATGGAAGGTCACCCATGGAACATATCGAGATACAACCTGCGGTCTCAAGAGATCTTACTCCTCCAGGTGCATATGGGCACGAACGTTGACAGCAGACTGGCCAGCGACAACGTTACACTCAATACCAACGCGACCACCACCAGGGATGATGTATTCAGCACCGTACGGGTACTGCCACAACAGAGCCTGCTGAGGATGAATCTGACCGTTGTACAGGACGTTTCCAGCCGTAGGTTCAGCTGTTGCATTGTACTGAGCTGTAGTCTGGATAGTCTCAGATACACTGTTCGTGTTGACTGGAGTGAGTGCCGACATAGTACCGGCAGTGGTTTGTCTTAGGACACGTACACCGACTGGCTGACCTGTAGTCAGGATTCCGTCGAATGCTACGCCAAATCCTAAGAGTTTGACACGGATGTTTGCAGGTGCAACAGCTTGCACGATAGTCTTGGCACTACCAACTGTGCAAGCCACCGAACCAGATTCAAGTACGAATTGGTTGTTAGCCATATATTCTTTCTCCTACGTAGGGTATGATCACGCACTGTCGCGACGCAGTACGCTATGCACTGGACCATTGAAGGTCTTGGTACAACGAGTGGTTGATCTTGGTAGGATCGATCTGGTGGTGGTGTTGAGTCTACGACGTATTGAGTGTAGGACCCGTAGTAGATACGAAAGTCTCCACATCGTGCGTCTAGGTTGGAGTAGTCCCCTTTTGTATCTGATACAGTGACTCTCCAATATCGGTGGTTGGTGGCAACGATCGAGATAGATTCGATGTCTGTATTCCATGCAAATGTACCATTACCAATAACTGCTGCAGGAGGCATTGTGAACGCATCAGTCCATGTTGTTCCGTCGTCAGAATAGTGGAACGAGATAGACTGGGAGTCACAACCTCCCCACGAGGCTATAAGCTTGGTAACAGGACCTGCAGTCCCGAGATCCCAGACTGCACAGACCATTCTTGTGCCAGACGTACCAGTATTATTGTAGTAGGTCGTGTGGTCTTTTGCAGAATTGTCTCGGAGATTCACCGCGTCTGTAGTCATACCAGACACATTCAGTGCAGAACTTGAACTGAGTCCGTATGTCTGAGTGACGCTCATACCGTTATTATGCTCCTATTTATACGTCTGATGTCACACGGACAACATTATTCTGAGTGTCTATCCCAACTCGACACGTTTTACTGTGTGTTAGAAGTACGCCAGATCCAGAAGGAGTCTTGACTGTGATCTGGTACGCGCCAGTAGTACTGTCAAGGACTGTCCACTCCTTCCCTTGTAACGGAGGCAGTATGACATTGGTAGCTCCAGTTAGTACTCCTGTGAGCTCAATTCGATTGTTTTGGTATTGAGATCGTGTGAGCGTTTGTGACGTACTTGAAACCACTATTGAAGATGCGCTATTTTCACTAATAGAAGGGGTTAGCTCTTGTCTCCCAATGGTGTCGAATGCCACTGTCGTACCTGTAGATACACCCCTACCAAGGCACACATGGTTTGAAGACGGTGGTGTTACAGTTGCTGTTGTAGTGATGCTGTTGGTGTCATCTATCCAGACGTACCTTGTAGTGTTAGAAGGAAATGGAAATCCTGAAGTCCCAGGCAATAATTCGCATGACCTGGATACCATGACACCTGAGCTGATGTCCATGTTGAGACCGCTGGAGGAAGACAAGTCAAGTCCAGATAGTACTCCATTCCCTATACAGTTCATAGCCAGACGCTCTAGCGCATCAGCTAGATTGTTCCACTTTGTGACTGTAAAGTCCATACCACTTGCAGCTAATCTTGGTAGCATATCACACCTCAGCCCACTTATCTCCGTAGGCTACACTTCTAAATTTCCTTGGAACTCCGTTGTCGACAACTGTAAAAATGACGAGGTTCAGATTGTCTGGAGAAGACTTTATCGCTGCAGCTGCTGAGCCTGCAGGGACATCACATATCTTTGCGCACTGCACCCAGTTTCCGTCCCCAGGATCTCTCCAACACCACCAACTCGTGCCATCATTGACAGCCAAATATTCGATACCACTGTTGGGATCAATGTCGTAGGCTATGTCAGCTGCATTCGTAATTGGTATTGGCATTTTCCACTTACCTTCTTCACCCCATCCAACGTTATTAATTATGTAGGCTATTCCATCTTCTAAGTAAGTAACTTTGACATATCCTTGAGGTTGATAGGCTACCTGAGCTCTTTTTACGATCCCTGTTCCTGTATGAACAACTGAATCGGAAGTGTAGTCTCTGGTGTCCCATAGCATACATCTGACAGCATTATTAACAATGTACACAGTCCAGATCATTCCCCATGGAGCTCTGCATGAATGGACAGAACCACCTGTGTAGGTGATGACTCCGGTAAATAGGAAGCTTTGAAGTCCTGCACGTCTCTGTTTTTGTAGGTATCTGACCTGTCTTGGAATACTGTGTTCCTGTACAGATATCTGTGCTTGATACGGACTCACTGCAGTAGTCCACTGACCTGTACCAGCATTATAGGTACTGTACCCTATCCTAGCGTCGTAGTGCTTCTCTAAGAACAGGTTGAATTCATCACTAGAATCTGTTTTAAATGAGGTAGACCATGCAGGGTCGTCAGAGCTCACGAGAACTGTGTTTGACACCGCAGGGATTGGGGATATGGAGATCAAGTCTCCGTATACAAGTTCAAACACAATCCGGTTTCTTGAGAAGAGCCCAGGATTCACTACAGCACAGTTCCCTAGTGCAGTTAATCGGACCCAGTCACCAGTCTTTAGGTCAGTGTAATTCTTCCAGTTACCTGAGTAGTCATACGGAGACAGCACATACCCATCACTGTAACCTACAGCTCTTAGAGTCCCAAAAGTTGGAGTCTGAATGTACCCACTACAGGTGTATGACTTTCCTAGACTCTTCACAGACGAGTTGCTTTGTTCGTTGAACATGCAGTTCTCTGGAAAAGCGTCATTCCTATCTAGCTCGGTCAATCCGTACTCTGTCTTCAGGAGTTCAATATAAGACTCCCATACATACGGGTTGAACGAAGAGTAGCTACGCTCAGGAGTCCCTCCGAATCTAAATCCCGTAAGGTTTTCAGCTCCAGAGAGTCGAGATCGTAGGTGGTATGCGGGCATTCCATCACACTGACCGTGAGTCGTATAGATACCGTCGTTTGGAGCGATCAGCGGGATCCCTTGGAGTTGTGCTTTCGACATCACTCTCGCTCGGAATGAGTTCAGAGTTAGTGTGTTCGAGTTGAACCGAATCTTTAGTGATGCGACTTTACCGTAAATCTTTGCATTCCACGCTAGCTGTTCTTGTGCTTCGTTTGAGTATGATAAGTACTGACTTAGAGGACTAGCCACAGTCTCACAGAAACTTGGAACACAATAGTCAAACGCCAGTGTATTGGATCCTGCTTTGACAGTCAAGTTATTAAACCACTTTGACTGTCCTGATGAAAACTGCACACATACATCAACGGTTCCTGCGGAACTAGCGTCAATACCTAGCTCGAGATTTCTCAGTGCGCTACACCCAGGTCTGTGTACATCGGTGTACAGTCTAGTAAATGTTGAAGTTGAGGAACCGGAAGAGATCGTATCTCCAGAGAATGTTCCAGATCCAATTACAGTCCAGTCGTTATGGGCACCATTTAGATCTCTGTCAGGAGACTTGAGCTTGATCCACGGTATGCAAGTCTGACCTGCTTCTGGTACAAATCTGCATGACACTACAGTGGTTCGAGAACGCTCTTTGTCTATAGCGTAGTCTAGTTCATCCAGTAGTCTTGAACTTGTAGGTGTTGTTTCACCGTACGATTCTCTGGAGAGAAAGCAAAAGAGACTGGACCCGCTAGTGTAGTACGGGAGACCCATTGTATTGGATACCGGAGTTGCTCCGTCAAGTATTTTGTAGCTCGTTTGGATAGCTACTTCTGCTTCAATAGCAATCGTATTTCCAACACAAGGTGTGGAGATCTTTTTGATATACCTATCGACTTGAGAGTCTGACCGAGTTGCTCCGACACCTGCACTGATTGGACCTAGTACAACAAATGCACTGATCCCAGATATATGTTCATTGTCAGGTCCTCTAGGAGCTAGAGTATAGGTGAACGTTGCTGGTCCTTGCATGGATGCGGTGAGTCTTCCGTACCAACGTGGACGATAATCGACGGCACTCCATACACCAGACTTTGCTGTGATAGAAGGACTAGCACCTCCGGTTACAGACAGGCCAACATCATATGGATAGTAGGTCTGGTAATAGGTACCGTCTATGTCGGAAGAAAACTCAACGTCTTTACCAAACCACTTACATGAAGATATTGAATGTGTTGTACCTCCAGTAGCTCTGCATTCAAATATTGGTAGGTCTGCCCCATAGACTTGACCGTGATATCCAATCGTTGGTGGATCTGCAGTCGTGTCTCCAGGACTTCCATACCGTTCATAAGTGAGGTTTATTGTCGTACCGTCGCAGTCTCCAATCCATCTGTCTGTCTGTTTGTAGTTATGAGGTACAGACTCTCCATGGAATATCCCATCAATTGTATGTAATGCACATCCGTTTTGCAGTCCGTACTCTTCAACACCAATTGCTTCTACAGTGACTATATGGTCAAGATGGTATTGGGTGTAGGTATGCATGCCGTCGAATAGATCATCTATAAGAGGCTTCCAGCATGGCATATATCCGTTGGATGGAGCATCCCTGTAGTCCGGCTTAGTCTTTGTATCTGTCCAGAGTCCAAAGTAGCTCCTTCCCCATAACTGGTATATTCTTGGGTGGTCATACCAGTAACCGTCAAAATGTTCATGCACCTCTAGTACGGTGACATTCACATGTCTTGGTTCAGGATTTGGAGCATCCGAATTCGTCTCTCCTAGTCCTTGAGAGATGAGTGAACTGCTTCCGTATCCTTGAGAGACTAGTGGCATGACTACCTTGGGACTCTAGCAGAAGGAGGAACATCCATCAAGTCAATGGTGTTGTCTAAGTCAAACACTATGTACGGAGTCACTTTGTCTGGTGCATACAGAGTTAGTGTCTTAGCAACAGGATCTATCTCCCACATACCTCCGGACTGGCACCACATAGCCTTAATTGCATCTCTACCTAGAGTACCTACCCATTCACCTGTTCCGATAGGTTCGTCGAGAGAGAATCTTGAAGAGACAGGTTCGTCTATTCTTGAGATGAGATCAGACAGCTTTGTACTAGACCCTTGAAGAGACTGTACATCTGCAACAACAGACTGAGACTGAGTATACGCAAATAGCAAGTAGTCTGTTCCTGTTCCAGAAGAATTACCTGCAGAACCTTTCACTCTGAGTATGGCTGGCTTATGAGACCCATAAGGGAAGTTGGCAGTCGGTGTCGGTACAAAGCTCAGTACCATCCTCTGGATAGTGCCAACAGCGGTATCAATGACTCCTCCTGTTAGACTTGTTGCTTTGGCTATGATAGCGGACGCAGACTCGAACGGCTTTGAAGGATCAACAACTGCTATCTCAGGATTCACTGTCCATGTATAAGCTGTGGATCCGAGATCAATGTCAATCACCATGTAGAATGGTTGACCAGACACAAGATCAACAGGGAGGTCGACAAAGTTCAGGTTCTGGTTCCACTCAAAGACCATCTTTTCAACAGACGGATATCCAAGTGCTGTGAATCCTGCATCTGTCGTAGGTTGTGTAAATCCACCTGCAGTGAAGAACCAGTGCTGCCCATAGTTACCTCCATAGTTATACATAGCTACGCAGGACTTAGAATTTGACCCAATGACATACCCTTTGTAGGAGAATACCATTGTAGTATCGGCAATTGACGCTCCTTGAAGGACTATACTACCTCCGTCTCCAAAGTCAATAGCTCCGTTTTGATTTTTATCAATAGCTGCAGTACCGCCGATATCTGCAGTGGCTAGTATGGATCCTGAGTATGCTATAAAAGCTTCCATGCAGCCTTTGACTTTTCCTGCAAACTGCATATTCCCCATCCCACCAATAGAGTAGGAGCATCCAAACACAATAGACTCTGGTGTGATATAGCAGTCAGATGTAAGTCCCGATGTAGCTCCATAACAGCTGAATATTCGTACGTCTAGATTGGCTTTTACACTTCTTGAGATCGCATTTGTACATCCGGTGAAGTAAGCAGGACCTACATTTGTCCCTCTGGAATAGTTGATCCCTGCTGCCAGTCCATGGAATGTGCCGTAGATAGGGTTCGACTTACCAGCGTTTGCAAGTTGACCTATCCCGTATCCTCCAGCATTAGTGTAGGAGGTGACACATGTTGTGTTTACTATATTCGCTCCAATCTCTACTGTCGGACCATAGTAACCGCAGTCAATAGCACACTCAGAACCACTTGTTCTTGTGGTCAAGATCATGATATTACTGGTATGATTCACTACATATGAACCGGCTATATAGGTACCGCCAGTTAGGGTCGAAGATAGGTTTATTGTTGAACCACCACCCCAAGACTGTATAGTAAACAACTGCTGGTTTGGAGATGAGTTGGTGGTGGGTCGACAAACAGAGATATAGTCTCCAACAGACCATCCATCAGCCTGTAATTGAGCATTTGTCTTGTCTGTGACTATAGCACTTGAACCAGCTGCAGCATCAGATATAAGGTTGCAGTGACGTATAGTCTTCATCGTAGGGTACAGCTTGACAGTTCGATCATTTCCGAGAGCTTTGATCTCTGAAGCAGTCCCTAGGTTTATCTTAAATATAGAAGTTGACCCTGCTGGAGAAGCCTGCGAAACCCCGTGTTGTATAGTACCGCCAGACGATATCGTGATGTCATGACCGGCTACACCATCCATCTTTATGTAGCCTGTACCAGCACCATTTGGACCAGACAGAGTGCCATTCACGGTCATCGCTATGAGACCTGTTGCAAACCCTGATAAGTCTGTATCCATGTAGCACAGCTTTCCAGAACTAATGATAGCCGAATCACCGTCTACTGGAAGTGACCCTCCCCAAGCAGACGCGGTAGACCAGTTATCACTTGCTCCAGACGGATTAAACGTTTTAACTGCCATTAGGAATCACATCCGAAGGAGGATTTTCTGCTAGCTCTTTGGCATCAAAGTACCTGTTAACAGAGTCTTCCCTGTCGGTCTTCTGTTGGATTAGGTCTCTCTTTTCCAACTCTTTGATAGCCAGTTCCTCTGACATATTGCCGATTTCAACTTCAAGAGAGTGGATTCTCGGATCCAGTTCTTGTCGTATCTTGGAGAGTGCTGCATCTCTGTCCATAACCTATTATGGCCTCACTTTATCTCCACCACCGACACGACTATATCCTGGAAGAAAGAAAAACTTTCCGTCGGTGTCTACAAGGCATACAGACTCTCGGAGCCTGAGCTTGTTATAGTTCAGTCCGATCATCTTTCGCTCTCGAGACAGTATCCCTGTGAAAGTCTCTTTCCGATCGGTTCGAGACATCACACGGAACCCACGACGCATTAGTTCATCTGCTGTATCTTTCATGACGGTAGTAGTGTGGTGAACATAGGAGTTCTAATGTCAAATGCTTGACCTACGTACACGAGTGTATAGGAGGCTCGTGCCGCCCATTTAGTCCCTGAGTCAAGGTCAAGCTTTGTGTCAACGTCAAATGCATCAATACGGTATGCACCATAGCTTACTCGATTGCCATAGTTATCAAGGCCTATCACCCATACAAAGTCGTCGCAGTCAACCGTCTCGTCCCACTCACCTAGGCACTCGAGTGTAATCTTTGGCTTCCTGTTTCTATCCCAGTAAATCCTAGCAAACTTCTGCAGGTAGTACTGTGTCTCTGCATGAGGAATCTCTGGTGGAGACACCTTCTCGCTCTTGAGTCTTCCCATAAATCCCCAGTAGCTAGGATCACTTACAGAGCGTGGGTCAACAAGGAACATAGGGACAGTGCATTCATTTAGCTCTGTCTCAGGAGAGTCTTCTGGACCCGTAGATGACTGGATCACCAGGTCGTTGAATGCCGGTTCTTGAACGCAAAACTCTATGTTTCCAAGTATGAGGAAGTTTCCAGACGCTTTTCTCTCTTCTTCAGTCATCTGTCTCTGATAGGCTCCAGAGATAGGATGGTATATCCCAAAGTCTGGCTCCATAGACGTCGGAAGAATGTACATACGTTTGGATGGAAGTTGAGAGGCATCTGGAGAGAGCGGATTGAACTCATAAGTTGGTGCCAGGTATATGTACCATTTTCCGTCGGAGAATCGGACACGAAGAGGTACGTTGAATCCATAGTCGATAAACTGCTTGATTGCGTCTTCAATAGTTGTGTCTGCAGCTAGCTCTTTTCTATCTCCAACTTGTACCCAACTCTCCATTGATATACTGGCGAGGTACCCATCTGGATCGATGACAACGATGTCCGACTCGGTAAATCCCGCGTACCTGATGAGAGTCTTTATAGTGTCTAGTATACCAAGACCGTCAAGGAATCGGAAGCTCTTCATCTTCTTCTTCAGTCTTGACATCATATCATACGCTATGGCCTGATCAGTTACATATGCTCGTGGACCTTCGACAGTAGGCTTTCTCTCGTCAAAATACCCGTCCCATACAACTGTACCGTTAAACTTTATCTGTAATGGACCCCATCCGCTAAACATCGTGGAGAACTCACTGTCTCTCTTTAGCTTCAACTCCGCTCTGTTTACGGTAAAGTCTGCGCTCCGTGAGAATTTGGCCAATTGCCACTGAGAAGAAATGTCGACTGGTGTCCAAGAAGGTGTGAAGGTCTCGGGGTCTATAAACCAGTCGATGTCCCACACCTCAGGAGTGTATGCATTTCTACTAAGAGAGATGCCATTATTTGCTTGGAGGGTGACCTCTGTAAAGACCATAGTATCCCCCTCTTCAAATGCATCTCCAGATTCATTCTTGAGTGTGTAGGTTATCTTTGGAAGTCTGTAATTGTCGTACCCTCTCACTATAGTGTTAGGGACTCCTTGACCTCCTGGCATTGATTCCGGACCAATCGTAAATGTTGCTGAGGTAGGATACTCAACTTTAGCCACAGCAAATGCGTACTGAAATGCGTCCTTCCTGAGTGCGATTGTCAAGGGAGATGCTTTCGTCTTGACAAACTGCTGTAGGATTGTGTCGAACTCGGTGTCTCTCTGTTCTTTGTCCCATATACTGTACAAATGACAAAAAGAGTCCTTCTTCGAGACAGGGTCTCCGTAACTACCGGCAGATATACTGGAGAGAAAGCTTAAGTAGTGGCGTCCCCAAGGAATGACTGTGATCTGAATGTTGTGACCGTGCAGAGTGCCAGCATGGGCAAATCTCCATGAGTCCTTCTTCTCCCAGTAATAGTCTGACTGATTGGTGGATTCAGTATCAGACACGTTCTTTAAGACCCATAGATTTGCAATACCGTCCATCTGTAAGTGGAGAACGTACTTGCCTCCAAAGGCGACCATCATATAGTCACTAGCTTTGTCTGTATATATCCCAGGAATATGTAGCCAAAACGAGAAACCTTCGTTGATCTCTAGGTGGTCATTTGTCTCCATGATCCAACCTAGCTGCGGAGTATTAGCTTGACCTAGGATAGCAAGAAGTGCGACCCTTACTAACAGCTCAATGAGCGTGAAGTTCCTTTTTGGCATCATTGCATTGTTGGTCGGCTGTTCAAGAAATGTTTGACCGTCTCCAACACGAAATCCACCAAGTGCGAGCATCCCTGTTTTGTAGTACTCGACGTGACTTGACTCCCAGTACTTAGGGTGCAGAGGTTTTGGACGGAGCATTACGACTCCAGTATTTGGCTCTTGCCAGAGATCTTCTCCGATAGAGCCTATTCCATAGCCTTTATTCCAACCACCAAAGATAGATCCGTATGCGTCATGGAATTTGACAAATCCAAAATCTCGAGCCATTCGAGACTTAGACCAACCATCAACGAGGAGCTCAGTTCTTGGAACATTTCTTAGTACTTGTAGGTAGTGGCTCATCCTGTCCAGGCTCTCCCAATAACTCGTTTGTGAATTCGTTCCATATCATCACGTCGAATTGGACGGTCAGCAGAACTTTCACTCTCTCCGCTATTGGAGTTCCTGTAGGCGTTTACAGCGTACGCTGCACCGATTCCTGCAGCTGCAAGGAGACCTAGCCCAATCGCTAGACCTACCCAGTTTCCTGCAAATGCAGCGATTGCACCCATGATAAAGGCACGTACTGCAGCTGCTGCAGCTAGCAACCCTTCAAGAGTAAGAAGTCCTGCCATAAATTTTAAGACTGTCCATAGACCCGCAATGAACTTAGGTCCTGCTTGGAGTGCTGTGCGAATTCCTGCCCAGACGGTCATCACTTTCTCGATAGCAAGAATCTGTTTGAGCACACTTAGTGCCATACCTAATCCAATGAGGAACGTTCCACCAGTTATGAACAGTCCAACCCACCCTCGAGAAGCTGAATTTAAGTCACGTATCCATCTGAATGCACTGGAGAGTGCACGTACAACACCATTTAGTATCCCAAGGAACGGTGCACCTAGAGACTCTACGAGCTCTTTGAATTCATGCATCATAGACTTTAGTCCTGAGCTAAGAGTCCCTTGTAGATGCTGTGCTGTTTTATCACTTCGTTCAATAGCTTCGAGAGCGTGCAAAATCTCTTCTTTGGTTCCCTTTATCTCTCCACCATCCATCTGCAAGCCAGCTGCACGAAGCTTATCGGGACCGATACCGAATTCTTTCAGTCTCCTCGACAATCCTCGTGTATAACCCTGCTCGATCATACCAATCAGGTTTGCAGCACTCTCAATATTCCTGGACCTAGAACCTAAACGCTCTACCAGGTCAATGTTCTTTCCAACTGAGATTCCGTACCTGTCCATAGCCTCAATTGCACCTATAGCTTGCTCTTTGGTGAACACACCTTTGGAAGCAATACTATTAGCAAGTTCGACTTGTTTATTGGCTTCTTTAAGTGAACCAGTGAGACCTTCTGCCATAGCCTCAAAGTCTTGGTTCTCCATTGCCTCTCTGACGCCACCAATGATGAGACCTATAGAAGTTCCCATTAACTTCATAGCTGTCTCCATCTTGGTGATCTGAGCCTCAGTGGCTCCAAGTGTGTCCATCACTTTCTTGAAGCCACTTTCAACTCGCTCAATACCACGAAGACCGACTTCGATAGCTAATACTTCAGCGAAGAAATTACTCATTTGCGTTCTTTACAGCCTCCGATTCGATCTCTGTGATAAGCTTTGTACATGCTGCAACACGTACTATCTGATCTTCCGTCCATCCTTGGGTCAGTAACCTAGACCTGCAGCTACCACTTGCTTTTGATAGCCACATGTCAAGCTCTAGCTCGTAGGCACTGACCCCTCTGAGTTTCCCGATGCGACCTGGTCAAAAGTCGAGACGCTAGAAGCCTCGTCCTCACTCAGACCGAGTACTTTGAAAGCAGGTACGAGCATACGAAGAAACAGAGGACCCTTCTTACACGCAAGTGTAGCGATCTCTGTGACGTCATACGGAGTCTCGTCGACCCACTCTTCCTTGTCAGGATCCCATGTCTTCGGCTGCAGCGTTTTGTGAACGATCACAATATGCTTGACAATATCCGGAGAGACTTGGAATCCAGTAACTGCAGTCCAGTGAGTGGCAAGAGTTGCACGCTGTTCTGGAAGAAGTAGGATACTCTCGCTCAAGACGTTTGCATCCGGTACTCCACAAAACATGTACTTGTCCTTTCCATCTTCAAGGAACTCGGTTCGACTCTCAATTGGGTGTTGTATCTGTTGTCGTAGACTCATAGGTCTCCTTTATGCGTACTGAAGAGGTGATCCGTGAGCCTTGATACCGAACTTGAGCGTCGAGGGACCTGCATAGTCAACCTCAACATTCTCAATCAATCCTTGACCTGTGACTCCAGCTCCAGTGCACGTGACGATCAGTTTCCCAAGGTCGTTTGCCCTCAGGGACTGAAGAAGGGTGTAAGTTGAAGGACCTGTCTGCGGATAGAGTTTGGTCTCTACGGAGATCTCCCAACTGATCTTACCCTTTCGGTAATTCTCGACAGTGTCTTGTCCGGTACTGTGGTCAGCACTCGAGATAGACTCTTTGACAGTGACTTTATCAGCCTTGAAAGAGACAGCACCAGAATAGCTCTCACCGCCACCTTGGTCGGATGCTGAGAACAGAATGCTGCACTGGCAATCAAGAAGTAGACTTACTGCTGCTTGTGGCATTTATGGCTCCTATGTGAGTGGTCTAGCAAGAACATCGTAGGTACCTCCAACTTGTCTGTACGAGATACCGTCTTCAACCAATGGCTGATAGAACGGACCTTTTCTCTGTACATTGAATCGGTAACCGTCTCTGTCAACGGCTAGTCCTTGTAGAAGGTCGTGGACTCTTGTAGCTATCTGGGAAGCAACTGTAGCGTCTTCACCCTTGACAGTCACTTTTATCAGGTAGGTCATCGTCGTCATGGCAATAGATCCATCACCATACTTGACATCTCCATACCCTGGTATGTACTGTATCGTGACGTACGGATCTTCTGAGCCTTCAGGAGCAACGGACTCATAGACGCGACTACCAGCCATACTCTGGAAAGTACCGTCTCCGATGAGTACGCTTCGCAACAGTATGAACCCGTCTACAACATCTATCATGACTGTGTCCACCCTGTACTTTTAGCTGCATCTGCAATGGCCTTTGCCATTTCTCTCCTGAAGAAATCTCTCTGTCCATCTGCCGCAGGACCTAAGAACGGTTTTGCTGGCATCTTTGTAGTGCCTTTCTCGAGGTAGATACCGTAACTCATTCCTACTGCAACTATAGCGGTCAGAAGACTGTCGGGAACAGGTGCAGCCTCAGATAATGGCATACCCTTTGAAGTGTCTTGACCGACTTTGTTAGACCAGTAGACTGTCTCTGCTTCAACTATTGCTTTCTCATAGCCTGACTTACCTGCGGTAGAAGTATAGATAGAGGCTCTCAACGCTCCTGTATCAACAGGGCATGCCAGCTTTGCGTCTCCCTCAATCATGAATGCAGTCATACGAATGACTCTACCAGCGAGGTCCCTGAATTGGTCAGTGAACTGCTCGATAGGCTTCATATTTATTACATGGGTGAGAGTAATCATTCGATCCACTTGGCTTTGACAGTCACTAATAGGTCGCCAGAAGACTGAGCAACCTCGTTGACAAAAAATATCTGACTGTTGTAAACGATACGGTCTTTAGGCCTAACATCTGTTCCCTGGGGGAGATGAAACTCATAACCTCCATCGCTACCTAGTTGGTCGGCAGTCACTGCTTTCTTACCGTTATCGTGGAATAAACCACACTTAATATCTCTGAGCTCGTAGGGTGAAGCGTAGACAACGGATCGACCACCCATTTCAGTTTCTGTCTGCTGAGCACGCTCTATAGTGCATGTACCCTCGAGACTAGCTTCGAGAGTCTTTCTTGCTCGATCGAGCATCAACCTGTTCTCGTTCTCAGACCGACCCTGTCTCATTCGACTACGTAGTCTCCCATGTCACGCCACTCTGGCCTAAATGTTTCCAGATGACTGTCATCAGTTGGTAATTCTGTTTGCTGTAGACCACCTTGCGAAATGGCTTCCTGTCTCATTAGTTTGACAGACTCGTTAAGGTCAGCGAGAGCCTGTTCTTGAGTAGTGTAGCCATCTCTCTTGATGATCTGAGCAAGAAGGGCACGGTTTCGTACGATCGTCGAGTACGCTCTAGCTGCAGCCATATGCGGATTGCTTGACTCCATGACTAGAAATGCTGATATCTCTTCATCCGTGAAGACAGGGTCTTGCTTCTGAGTGTCAGAGATCAGAAGTCTCACCTGGCCTACATTTGTTGTTGGATCGTATGAGAAACTCATGCCCTTCTCCTAGTTAGCTAGCAGGCTTTGTTGCCTCTTCCAGCTTCTTTTTGAGGTCTTCGATCTCTTTGTCTTGATCCTCAATAGTGGTGTTCAAGACGAGGATTTGTTCGTTAAGATCTTTGGTAGCTTTGGCTACAGCCTCAGAGATTGTGTCTTGAATACTCTTAGGAGAGCTCAAGACGACCTCCTTATCCGTGGTCTCTTCGACAGCACCGACTTTCAACAGGTACTCAATACCTCTCTCATCGCCAGCAATCGCCCGACCTTTCACAACATCGCCCATCTTGTACGAAGCACATGCTTCAAATAGGATTCGGTAGTTCTTATCTAGAGGAGCGAGTACGACATCTTCTGTATCTTTCTTAGCCATTCGGCTTCACCTCCGAGACTGCCCTGATCAATCAACAATCAGGGCAGTGGATTTGTCACGGGAGACTAGCTACCTATTCTCCAAGTTGGGTTAGTGTACGTAGTACTGGCAACGATCTGGACTGCGCATCCTGCAGCAAGATACTGAGGTGCAAATCCAACTCTGCGCAAGAAGGTCAGGCCTGCCAACGGATACTCAGGATTGTTGATCTTGTTATCCGTAGTGAGGCCCTGGAATTCAGGCTTGAAGTGGAGTCGTCGAGAGATCGGCTTGACGTCAGAGCACAACATGAGCATATACCCAGCGGGGATGTTGTCGTCGACGTGGATGAGTACACCGTCCAGAACAAAGGCTGTTCCAACGATACCAAGATCGAGAGCTTTCTGACGCTCAGGAGTCCAAGCCTGGAGCATACCAGTCTGGGAGTTTACAAGAGCCTCGATAGCAGGGACCTGAGCAGAGTTGATCCAGAGGTGCAGTGAATTCGGAGTGAGTCCAAATCCATGCTCTTGGATCGTTGCCTTCATAGTCTGGATATGAGACAGAGCCACTGTGGTCGTGTTGAGACCCCAGTAGTGGTAGTGAGCTGAAGAGAACGTCGTGTTCTTGTACGGAGGTACGTCAGTTTCACCGTTGTAGAACGATGCCTGGTACGCGGTACCGATCGAGCCAGCAGTCATTTTCGTCATGCAGGCCTGGAAGAACAGGGAGTTCTGGAGTTCAACGTCACCACGCATGGCACCGTCGACCTCGTTATAGATGTCGCTAGGTAGCGCGTCCTGCAGCCACTTGACTGTGAACTGGCTTCCGACCGAGAAATCGTTGAACGGGATGTTCAACAGTCGGTAGATCATCCGTTGAGATTCAGGAGTACCGCCATCAGCGTCACGAGTGAACGTCTTTGGAGCCTGAGAAACTCGGAGTACCTGCCGAATGGTATCCTCGGAAAACATAGCGATGACAGGATCGACCGTCTTGCTATAGACAAGAAGTCCGTCTTTGATGTCCTGTAGGAGCTGAGTCTGGTCGACAATAGCTCCCATCTGCATATTCTGCAAACCTGGTTGTGCGAATGGCATTGTCTTTCAGTCTCCTATTAGGGTGCGATGGTCGTGGAACCGGATGCCTGAAGAGTCAGACCGTACGGTACAATGTTGACAGCAACCTTCGTAGTGGTCAGAGCCACGCCGACAGGCTGGATGATGTTCGCGGCAGTCGACGGCTTTGTGGTCGTATACTTGCCAGAAACGTCGAGGTAGACGGTAGCTCCCTGAGTGAACGCGCTACCAGCAATGTCCGCAGCATCACACTCAATGACAGCGATTGGACACAGAGCAACAATCGCACCTGCAGCTTGCTGAGCAGCCGTAAGACCCGTAACAGCAACACCTACAGCTCTTTGAGGACCAGTCGCACGGTCTGCAGCAACAGCTTGTCCACTGGAGTTGAGACCATACAACAAACCCTCAGAGATGGCACCTGAGGCTTGCACATTCAGAGTTACGTCTTCGTTGTAGTTCTTTACCTTGGCCATGGGGCCTCCTTCTTACAGAGTTATGTCCCGATTTGCTTTCCAACGGTCGGAAACAGACTCTTTGCTCTCTCGACGGTCTCGTTTTCACCAGCCTTGTCACCCGTGCCACCAGGATTACCTCCACCAGTCTTAGGTGCCTTAGGAGGTTTACCGTCAGTGGACTTCGCGAGGTAGGGTTTTGCTTTTAGCAAATCCTCAAGAAGGTCCTTCAGGTTGCTCTCGTCTGGCTTGATCTTTGACTTGTCGATAAAGTTGATGGCATCGCTTGGGTCAGCGAAGTCCAGCTTAGATGCTGCCAACTCGATTCGAGTGTTCCGGTTCTTGTCTGCCTCCTGGGCAAGTCGCGATTCAAGTTCCTGCTTCTCGGTCTTCAACCTCTC